CCGCATTTGGTGGGGTGCATTGTAAGTGTTGTGCTTCTTGCATTTTTTGTTCGAATGTACTACAAGAAGACACCAGTAACATTACTATTATTATTCGTCCCATTCTTCTACAGCTTGGAGCATACTTGCAGGTACATTCCAGCCACCATCATGTGTATCGATTACGCAACGCTTTATGTTTTTCTTGCGTACAGTACCGACTTGTATTTCACCGTAGCGGTTTTCGAATTGAACACGATCACCGACTTTTAGGTCACGCATTATTGTTTTTGATATATTCTCTTTGCGTTGTTTTATTAAGTCACCAATGCTTTTGAGTTCTTGCATGTCGCTACTGTCAATAGCTTTTTTGATTACGTCATTTGCTGTCATATTATTTCCTTAGTCAATTAAATCAAAGTATGCTTGTGGATTGTTTTCAATGAACCAGTTTTTACCTTTGATAAAGTCATTGTACAATTCACGAGCTTGTATTGCATCATCTTTATGAACTTGAAGATGCAAGTTGTAACTACCCATGAGTACATCATAGACAGCTACTTCTACAGGATTTAGTTTTACTTTTACACCTGTAAATCTATTGGCAACGGTTTCATGGTCTTGACCAACCATCATGCCTGCACTGAATGGTACATCTTGTTTGACGTACCCATATTCTTCATATATATCTGTTATATTCTTATTAGTCATTATTTATTTCCTTATTTACAATATGATAAAACAAAATAACAATGCCACCCGATATGAGTAGCATTGTTGCGTTTATGATGTCAGTTACCACCATGAGTCATATACAACTTTGTAACCGTCCTTGATAGCTTTTAAGCCTTTGCTGACGAATTCTAAGTCATATTTGTCAATTTCGGCACGATAGTCAGCAGCGTCATAACTATCATGACCAAAGAAGAAGCCAGATGTACTTGGCATATCTTTGTTTTTTATGGCTTGACGTAAATCAAGCAAGTCACGTTTGGTGAGTTCAAGCGGTATACAATTGAATTGCATATCGTTGTCACGTTGTAGTGGGAAGCCTTTCTTTTCCCACAAGTCACCCATCCAACCATGTAATCTGTTGTGTTTACGCCAGTAAGCTAATTCAACATGCTCACTATCATCAACAGTTATATCATTAGTTTTAGTTTTCCAAGCGTACATATCTAAGCCCATCACTTATCCTCCAAGTTGTATTTTTTATTAATTTTATTATTTAGATGTGCAAAGAATGGAGCTAAGGCACAAGCAGTACCTATCATTGCACATAAAAATAGCATGAAACCTAACAGTATATGTTCTAACATTTTTACTCCTAGTTTGAATGACGCATTGTCGCATCGCCATATGTTAAAGGTTCATCTGTATTTTGTTCTGGCATATTTGAAAGCCATATATTACGATTGATCGCATCACGTTGTATTGAATCAACAACAACTTGATAGTGATTTTTAGTACAGAATTCCCAGAATTGACGTTTGTATGATATTAGATTTAGCTTGTATAGCATTTCAGCTGAACCAAGGTCAAACTTTTTGTCAATTACTTTATTAAACTTTGCAATTGTTTTTGGATGTTGCCAAGACAAATGAAAGTCGGTTCTTTTTATCTTACGTAGGTCTATCATATTAACTCCTATTTATTATTATGAAATGAGCAGTTTATTAGCAGACTTCATGCTCAGGAAGTGCATCATAGAGCCCTCGCTTCTATAAATTAGGTGAGCAGTTTTAAGTGGTTGCTCAGCACCTATCGTTGTATTAGACATCACTGCATATTGATGATGAATCGCAAAGCCCACTAGTGTTAATAGCTTTACTATTCCTGACAGGACTCGGTTCCGCATACAGCTAGTTAGTCAGGTGTTTGGTGAGAGGACATCGCTTCCGTTTATTAGACGCATTGACTTATGGATGTTTTAGCAGTAACCTCTCGTTAAGCGGTGGGATTCGAACCCACAATACCAGCGTCCCGGTATTACCTTACTTTGAAATTTGGGAGCACTTTATGGTGATACTCAGCACCTAGGAGAGAAGACAAGCCATGACACTATAGGATTGTGTCAATCTAACGTCTTCCTATGAACCCTTATTTACAACCACTGGCTGTGAAAATAATATAAATAAATAACTATCCTTATTTCTTCACATGAATCATAAGGATAGTTAGTGAGCAGTTTAACGTGATGCTCAGCACAGTAGCGTTCCAATCGGTCTTAGGTGAAAGCAAACACCCACGGATATGAAGTCCTTGTACTACTCTACATAGAACATACTATTACGTAACCTTTTTTCTATGTATCAGATATACATCATAACTCAGTTTTACATTGGATTTAATATTTTGAAGAGATACCCTCTCTAAAGGAATTCTTATTCCATTGACGCTATGTATTTGACAGTTATATCTTCTATAATTTGTTGGTAAAGCCACCATTAAGGCTTTGGGTGTATACGTCTTAACCCAACAAATCAAGAGATGTGAGACCTACTTAGGTTGTGAACTGTCTCTCGTGTGCTACTTATCACATTAGCACTCCTCGGCATTTACGAATGTAAACGATAGAGCCTACTCAAAGAATAGGCTCGACTTTTACACTTAGAACGCAGGATTACCTTGGTTATCCATTGTACCAACAGGCTTAGTAACTTGTTGAGCTTGCGTTGGAGCTTGAGCTTGAACAGGTGTTTGAGCTTGAGCCGGAGCTTTTGCTTGAACAGGTGTTTGAGCTTGAGCCTCAACAGGAACAACAGGAGCTTGAGCTTGCACAACAGGTTGTGGAGCTTGTGCTTGAGGTGCACGTTCTCTGTCTTTGAGCATGATGAAGTCACCAATACCTGAACAGATTACCTCCATGATGTTACGTTTCTCACCAGCCTGCGTTGTGATTTCTCTTGATTGAAGAGAACCTTTGACTTGAACAGGCTCGCCACTTTTCAAAGCGTCACGTATTTGATACGCAATAGGTGCGAATGTGCCATCTTTACGTTGGTTGTATGTTTGCGCAACATTCATCCAAAGTGTTTTCTCGACCATACCATTAGCACCTTGATAAGGACGCTCATTAATAGCCATTGAGAAAGATAACGAAAGGAACGTAGCACCCGTATTTGGGTTAGTACGTTCAGCTAGTAGAGCGTCGTTGCCACCAACACGCCCTTTGAATTGTACGATATTGATATCCATACATTACTCCAAAAGTTATGGCTAAAAGTTAATCGTTAGAGTCGCCATATATCTAACGATGAGAATTACATAAGTCCACTGAAAGTGGACTCAAATCATTCTATAGAGACTACTCTATGAATAGCCTCGAAGAATAATTTACATATGATGATATGGTGCATGACCAACAGGATGTAATCCATCGATTATTTCAGCACCACAACATTCACATTTGCCATACCACTCACTTGTGGTATTCATACATACCAGTGCCTGAGTTATCTCAGACGGTAAGTTGGTTGCATATTTATCCATCAGCATATCACTGATTTCGTGAATAGATTGAATGGCACGTCGACGTTTTACGTCAATTGCATCCATCTCAAGGTTATAGTCAAACTCACTATAAGCAGATTTCTCAAGATGTATGTCCAAACCATCAGTGAATAGTTGGTCTAGAACCTTAGTGTCATTGAATGCTTCTGAGAGCAAATCATCTTTCTCTACATTCATAGCATATATATTCATATTGAACTCCCGGTTTAGGTTAGAAAAGAACATCCTTATTGGATGATCTATCAGCACCCTACAAAGCAACCCGAAGGTGCTCTATGAGATGCCATGTTGTGTCAATGAAGAACACTTACAGAAAGCCGTAGAAGACGGCTTGGTGAGGCATAGTGTGATAGCGATGAGTGAAACATAAGTGTCACTACGAGACTGATAGATACCATGTGAACAGCCAACCTACACCCCAAAGACGTACATAAGTATACCTTGTGTATACTTATGTACCCTTTGGGGATATAACGGAAGCCATGAGATGTCTTCGAAGCACCGAAGACAGCGAAACTTCCGTGAAGTTACCCGATGTATTTTCGGGGGGGTGTCGAAAATACATCGGGTAGATGTATATAATAATAACTCATATGCGGTGGAGTTAATCCGCTTTTCAAAGGGTAAATTCTCGGGTAGCCCCTTATAGGGGAAAGTAAAAAACTTTTTTCTATTCCTGACTTAGCAATAGTAATCACCAATAGCTGCTAAGTTGGTTGCAGGGCATTACCCGTGATGACAAGCACGGTTGGTTGACGGATACTATAGATGTCCCTGCTAAAGTAAAGTCAAGTTTTGCATCACTCGATTGATACATCTTGGCTGAGAGGCTTGCTACCTCATGGACACATCATAGACACATCATAGTATCTTTAAGTAATCATATAAACACATACAGATTTTTGTGAATCTAAATGCCCACTAGCGTATTCCGTTGAATGCCCTAGATACATAAAGGGAAAGCAACGGAATCGAAAGATTCGTTACTGTTTATATGATTACTTAAAGATGCTTTTTTGTTTTATTTAAAATACTTTAAGTTGTACTTAAAGATAGGAGGGCGCATGCCAAAGAAAGACGATCCGGCTGGACATCTGAAAAAATTTGCTTGGAAACCGGGGGAGTCTGGAAATCCGAACGGAAGACCGCTAGGCTCTAAAAATAAATTAAAGTTAACCAAAGAGGCATTTGAAGAAGTTGCTGGTATATCTCCGGGTGAGATGTTAGCAATGATAGCTCAACGACAGTTTGCACAGTCAACTGCTGCAGGTGACGCTATGGCTATTAAAGCTATTACTGAAGCTAACAAATATATTGAACCAACACAAGACGCTAAGACTGCTGCTGAAGAAAAAGTTGAAGAACTTTCTGAAGACGAATTGTTAGCACGTATACTTGAGCTAACTGACGAAGCGTTAGACGAGTCAAAACATTAGGAGATATTATGAATTATATGGGAAGTAGTCCATTTAGACATGGACCAATGGGCATGCGTAATCGTAGACCTGCAGAGCGACCAACATTTAGAGGAGGACCTTATCCAAAAGATAGTCCGCCACCAGCATTTGGTCCTGGCAAACCTTTTCCAAAAGGGCAAGATATCACATATACTCCTATGACAGCTGGAGTTGATTTTGGAAACAGACGACCAATAAGGGATGCAAATGGAAAGCTTATACAGCAGCGACCTGTTCTAAAAGATACAAGAACTGTTCCAGTACCTATTATGGATTATGTTGGCAGCAGAACTGCCCAAGCATATAAGCCGGGATATCCAACAGAAATGGATTATTTAAGCGACCCATACCGTGAAATTGATCCCGGTAGTTTATTATTTCCTGACAGTCCATACGACAATGTAGATGAACATGAGTACATGCATGATATGGATTATGGGCGTGGTCCTTTATACTTTGGATAAATTATGTCAAAAACTAAAGAAGCCTCTAAGCTGTTAGCTGAACTTGAAAAGAGGAAGAGGTGGGAGCATTGGAAAAATAATCCCGAAGCATTCTTTGAAGATTGCTTGCAAATATATCCGAAAGATGCCTCGCTAGGATTAATACCGCTAAAGATCAATAGTGCTCAAAAGTTAGTTGTTGAGGCTCTTGACCAGCAAATGAAAGATACTGGGTATGTTAGATTAATTATATCTAAGTATCGTCAAGCAGGATTTTCTACAATAAGCTCTGCGTATATATTTCACAGAGCGTTGTTCTATGGGAATACCAAAGCTGTAATCATATCGTTAGACAAGCCGACAACTGAAAGTATTTTTAGTATGTCGCAAACATTTTGGGCTGAGCTGCCAAAAGATATACAACCAGCGTTAGACAAATCGAACGTTCGTGAAATGAGCTTCCAAGAAAATGGAAGTAAGTACAGGGTGTGGACTGCGGGTGCAGACAACCCGGGACGTGGAACAACAAACACTTGTTTGCTGGCTGATGAGGCTGCGTTTTGGTTAAACGGTGAGAGAATACTTGCCGGTATGTTTCAGTCTATCGCACTGCTACCGGGAAGTATTATTATTATCAATAGCACATCACACGGTGCGCAGGGTATTTACTATGAGTTATGGAACAAAGCAGAAAAAGGCGAAGGTATATTTAAGCCTTTATTTGTTCCATGGTATTTACAAGACGAATATACATTAGACGCACCTGATGGCTTAGAGTTTACATTAGAAGAGAAGAAACTAAAAGAACAGTACAATCTGACCGATGGTCAAGTGTATTGGAGGCGTATTAAAATATCTGAAACGTCTACTTCAACATTTAAACAAGAATATCCGTTCACTGCTGAAGAATCTTTTATACAATCTGGCTCTAGTGTGTTTAGCAAAGAAACGCTAGACAAATATTTACCTATGTCACCAGAATCTATTAGAGAATACAATGAGCCTTTTAGTTCGTTTGATGAGTCACAAGAAGGTTCTCTACAAGTTTGGAACGCACCTAAAAAAGATGATAAGTATATTATCGGTGCTGACGTAGCTCTTGGTGTTAAGGGTGACTACTCAGTAGCTACTGTTTTAAATCAAGACAGAGAAGTATGTGCAATTTATAGAAGCAATAGAATTGATCCAGTAAGCTACGGCAAAATGATATTCTATCTTGGCAGATGGTATAACAATGCTTTAGTATGTCCTGAGAGCAACTCTATTGGTTTAGCTACAGTACAACAATTGTTTGGCATGAACTATCCAAACATATATCAACAAAAGAAAACAGCTAACACAGCTGGTGATAATGTAAATCATTTAGGTTTTAAGACTACTATGTCTACAAGACCACCAATCATATCTAATCTAAGACGAATGATTGAAGATGAAGACATTACAATTCCTTCTAGTATTTTGCTAGAAGAATTAAGAAACTTTATTATTACAGAGTCTGGCAAAGCAGAAGCTTCTACTGGGCATTACGATGATATGGTTATGTCACTTGCTATTGCTTGTGAAGCTTACAGAACACATGGTCACGCTTTAACTAACAAATCGTTTAGTTGGGGTGAGATGAATACATTATATAAGCAGCCAGATACTAAGTGGCTGTAAGGAGAACTTATGGCATACGAACCTATTTTAGGACAAAATGTAAAACGTTTTGATCAACAAAAGCCTGAAACATGGAACGAGTTTTTTAGAAACGCTTCTAAAATATTTGATGTTCCTGCTGACAAAGTTATGCCTTTTGATGCTTCTATTAGTTTTGGTGATTTACCTAATTGGCGTGATCTTCGTATTGATACATGGGAACCACAACATCAAGGCGCAACTATTCCTGCAGGAGACTTTGAGCAAGAAGGAAAAATAGCTATATCAGATTCTACTAAGTTTCCATTTTTTAAAGGTGGAAACACAGCAGAACATGAATATATGCATAATATTGATACACATTTTGCTGACCACAAAAAAGGGATGTATGGAAAAAGCCCAAGCCGTGAATATCAACGAGGTATATTAACCGGTACGCTGCCAAAAAATTCTAACAAGTCAAGAAGTGAAATGTATGAAGATTATAATTGGCAAACAAATTCATCTGGATACAGAATACCAGCAACACCACTTTCTAGATATTTAGCTGCACCAGAAGTTTATGAAGATGAGCTCGCAAAAAGCATTACTGGCTATGGTGGTAGAGATGGAGATTATGAGTTTCAAATGATGAAAGATTCTTGGGAAAAACGAGGACCTAGAAATCAATACTATACTACTTTGTCCGAAACTGACAGAAGTGCTTTAATGGAAGACCTTGAAAAACAAACTATAGGAATGACGCCAGCTAGTAGAGATCATTTTATTAATACAGAAATGTCACGACATTATTTTTTAGACCCTAGAAACATACAACAAAAAGCTTTAGAAGATGCTTTTATAAACAATCCTAGAAACGATAGACTTGGTGAAGCAAAAGAGTTAATTGCACCAATGGTTGCACAAGCACTTTCAGATGATGTTTACGATAATAAAGTCTCATCTCAATATACAACTCCTCGTGGTGCACAAGTTTATGCAACAGATGAAGATGGGAATGTATATGAAACTGCAATGATACCATCTTACACTACACATTATGTTGGCGGTCCATTAGACCAACGTAGAGCTGATCCAAACTTTGCATACGAAACTAGAAACGAACCAGCAGCATATTTAAATAGTGTGGCTGAAAGATTTGCTAGGTTAGGCGGTCAATATATGAAAGAAGATAAAAGTTTTGCAACGGGTGGTTATGAATTTAACCCTGTTGAATTTTCAACAAAAAGACCAAACAAAGAACTAAGTCTTGTAGAAGACGATTTTAGAAAGGCGATGAATATTTTATTAAACAGATAGAGAGCGAGAATGAAAACAGAAATCGAAAAGATTGATGACGATGCGTTGATAGAGTCAATTGATCGTCACATGCGGAATGCTACTGGTGGCAATACCAATTCATCAGATGTAAGCAAACGTAGAGAAAATGCAGTATACGAAATGAGCTTAGAGGCACAAGGCGATTTAAAACCGCAAGGTGTTTCTAAAATTGTATCCTCCGACTCAGCAGAGATTGCCGAGGGATATACCGCACTATTAACAAAATTATTATTAGACAACAATAAGTTGGCTTTATTTACACCGTACAGCAATGACATGGCTGCAGTTAAGGCGTCTCAGATTGCATCGGATGTTGTCAACTATTGTCTATTCAACTCAAATCCTGATGGATGGTCGAAACTTTCCACGTGGATAAAGTCAGCAGTTGTATTTGGTAATAGTGCCCTTACATGGGGATGGGAAGAACATTACGATTATGTTGTTGAAGAATACGAAACAATTGAAGAAGGTGTATTAGACCAAATTCTTTCTGACCCAAATGTTGAAGTAATAGGTGATTTATTAGTTAATGATGAGCCAACTATTAATCCAGATGGAACTAGTTATTATTCTTTTGTAGATGTCAGGCTTCGTAGAAAAATTGATAAGTCTGGAGTTAAATTGCGTACTATACCGCCCGAGTCTTTTTTAATTGACCGTGCTGCTTCTTCTGTTATTGATGCAACCTTTGTTGGCATTGTTACAGAAATGACACGCTCTGATATTAGACGAACATGGTCAGATCAAGACATCGATTTTGATGAGATTGGAGAAGAGTCTACTGTTAGGTCTTCTGGTTTTTCGTATGAAGCATTTGCAAGAAAAGATGCAGGTGGAATACAAAACTGGGTAACTAACAATGATGATGATGAAGATGAGGCAAATATAAGTATTACTGTTGTTGAATGTTGGATTCGCTCTGACAGAGACGGTGATGGTATAGCTGAACTTAAACATGTTATTAAAGCAGGCAACACAATCTTAGAAGAAGATGATGTCGCATATGTTCCAGTTGCAGTTTTGAATCCTATTGAGATACCTCATGAGTTTTATGGGCTGTCACTTCTTGATATGGCTCGCCCACAAACACAAGCAACTACAGCTATTCTTAGAGGATTTGTAGAAAATGTGTATTTTGGTAACTACGGCAGAACACTAGCTGACCCTAATGTTGTTGATTTCTCAGCATTACAAAACCCTGTACCAAAGCAGATTATTCCTACAAACGGAAATCCAGCTGCAGCAGTACAACAACTCCAACCAGAGCCAATGAGTGCTGGTACAACTGGTATGTTAGAATTCCTGGGGCTACAGAAAGAACAGTCTACAGGTTTAAGTAAAACCGCTATGGGTTTAAACGATACGTTATATGTATCTGGTAACTCTGAGCAAAAAATGGCAGGTGCGCAAAACGCTGCACAAATAAGAGTTGAGCATATTGCACGTAGATTTGTCGAGACAGGTATTAAAGATTTATGTCGTGGCGTATTGAGAGAAATGAAAAGCAATCTTAAGAATCCTACAATGTACAAAACAGATAAAGGGTACGCTTCACTTACTCCACAAGAGTTACAAATGATGCCCGGCAACATGGACTTAGATATACAGGCAAACATTGGAGAAAATTCAAACTCTTCTTTGGCTGAGAAGTTAATACAACTTACACAACTTTTGCCACAAATGGCACAGAGTGAAACTTCCGAAGCGTTTATAAATCCTATGTCATCGTACAACTTAGCGTTAGATATTTTAAAAAACATGGGCATGGACCCAACAAGATTTTTAAATGATCCGACTACACAAGAGTTTCAACAAGCACAACAAGAAGCACAACAAAGAAAAAAACAAAAACAAAACTTAAAAGAACAAGCAGAGCAAGCAGCTATTCAATTAGAGTTAGCTTCACAAGAGGCTAATATTAGTTTAATAAAAGCTGAAGCTGACAATAAAAAGATTGATAACAAACGTCAATTGTTGCAAGCAGCTGATAATTCTAATAGAGAATGGGCAGAGCTTGCTGTCAAAGCGCAAAAAGATGGTGCACAGGTTCCTGCGCAACCTCCAACTGATTTCTTGTCTTTATATCAAGACACTGAAGAAACAGAGCAGATAGAAGCTGAACAAGAAAAAATGATGCAAGAACAACAAATGATGCAGGAGCAACAATATGCCCAACAGAACAATGTTAATAGCGGAGGCTATTGATAGAATAAAAGAGTTAGCATCAGAAAGTGAAGACATGGAAATTCTTGTAAGTTCTGAAGCTGCTTTAAAAACTTTAGGTATACTCCAAATACTTGGATTCAAAAGTATATCTATAGATCAATACTTAAACATGTGAGATGACAGATGAGTAATTATAAAAGACAACCAGCTTATAAAGCTGGAGACAATGGCAAACCTAAAAAAGTATCGCCATATGATGATGCGCAACGAGTTCTTAACAAGGGCTATCAGTGTACTGAAATTAAAGATACTATGACTATGGTAACTGAAGATATACTTAACGCACTGTTTCGTGAATGGTTAGAAACAAAACATTTCGAAACAGAACGCAGAGAGTTTATTTATAAGTTAGCAATAAGTCAAGGTGCTGTAATGAGCAATATAGAAAACTCTATTATGGCAAAAGACAATAAAGTTCAACAAACTAAAGGTGATGAATGATGAATGAAGATAACCTAAAAAGAGCATTAGATAAAATTGATATTCAAATAGAAGCAACAATTGCTGTACTCTCTGGAGGGCGCAGCATGAACGGCAACTCATTTGATTTTAATAATTTAATGGAAACTAAAAAGCATATAGAAAGCTTACTTGCAGCTAAAGCAACAAAGACAAGCAAGAAATGATAAGAGGTTTTATTACAAACCTTTGATGAATGTTTGATGACAGAGAGTTGTAATAAACTCTCTTATTTATAGGAGACAATATGTCAGAAACAAATAACGAAGCTACCCAATCGGATGAGTCGAACGTTACTGATTTCGATTTTGATGCATTGGCGGATGAAGTTTTAGGTATAGAGCCTGAAACGGCTACCCAAGAAAGCAACGAAACGACAGAAGAACTCGAAAGTGATGATCCACACACGGACGAGGACGCTGATGAAGTTGATGAAGCAGAGAATGATAACATAGAGGATGAAGAAGAGGAGGAGGATGAGTCTACAGAAGACGCTACCCAACAATCTGAATCGGATGACTTAGGTGAGATTGATATGGACTTTAATGTTCCCGTGAAAGTTGACGGAGAAGAATTTGAAGTTACCATGGAAGAGCTTGTCGCAAACTATCAAACGAAGCAGAGCCAGTCAAAAAAAGGGGATGAACTAGCAGAGCAGGCAAAGGTTCTTGATGAAACTAGAGAACAGGCTGAAATTTATGCAAGAGTAAATGCAGAGTTACTACAACGAGAAGATGCTAAAGACCAAAGCGTTTTAAAACATCTTCAAGATCAAGTTGACAAAGCATTTGAGGAAGACGACTTTCAAGCGAGTAAGTTAAATAATAAACTTACAAAAGCGAAGGAAGAGTATGCCTCGAGAAGACAAAGCAGAGATAATCTTATGAACGGCATGGTTGAGCAAATGAATCAACAACAAATGGAACAATTTGAAAAAGAAGTGAATCATTTTAATGAAGTGGTTCCTGATTTAATACCAGATTGGTCTGAAGATGTTGCTATGGCAAACAGAAAGTTTGCTTTAGACATTGGTTTAGATGAACAAATGGTTGATACAATGACTGACCCAATGATGGTAAAAGCAATTGATAATTTTAGAAGGCTTTCTGAAAACTCTGATAAAGGTACAGCTAAACGTAAAAAGACTCCAGTTAAAAGAGTGCCTACTAAAAAACCTGTGGCTGCTAAAAATAAAAAATCCAATAAGGTGGACGCTGCCAGAAAGAATGCTAGCAAAGGAAGGGCTTCTGAGAAAGACCAGTCAATCCTTTTCAATAATGTAATTGATAGCATTTTTGATGAAAGTTAGACCTTACTAACCATAGGAAATATAATGGCTACAAACTTTACAACTAGTACGCAGGGCGGTCAACGAGAAGACCTAGCGAACTGGATATCAACAATTTCTCGTGATATGACACCTTTTGTGTCATCAATTGGCAAGGGTAAAGCATCAGCTACTCTACACGAGTGGTCAACTGATACTCTTGAGGCTGCAGGTTTACAAGCAGCAGCTGAAGGATCGTCTTTTGCAGAAAGCGCTTCTCCTGTCGTACAACGTTTAACCAACCGCACGCAAATCTTTACTAAAGGTATTCGTGTATCAGGTACGTTGGAATCAGTAGATAAGGTCGGACGCAAGTCAGAATTCAAATACCAAACTGAAAAGCGTGGTAAGGAAATGGCTCGTGACGTAGAAGCATGGATGCTTTCGACTAACATTTCTGCTGTACAAGGCGGTTCAGCTGCAGGTAACATTCAAGCTGCTGCTCGTAAAATGGGTGCTTATCAAGCATACAGTACTGTCAACATCGTTGCTGGTACGGCTGCTGCAGCCACTGGTTCTGGTTCTGTAACAGGTGCTGGAGACGGTTCAAACGTTGCAGTTGCACAATCAGGTCATTCTAACGCTAATGTTACGCTAGCTGATATCAATGAAATCTTACGTCAAATTAATGGCGTAACTTCAGTAGCTCCAAACAAGCTAATGATGTCAACTACTAACAAAGTTAGGTTCTCTGACTTGATGACAGGTACTACTAATGTACGTAGAAACATTGATGAAAGAGGCAAGCTTCGCCAATCAGTTGACTTATATGAGTCTGACTTTGGTGATGTTGAGCTTGTACACAACTATCTAATGGGTAACACTGAGATATTTGTATACGATCCTTCTACAATGTCAATGGACACACTTCGCCCAATGCACTTCCGTGATATTAGTGAAGACGGTGACTCAATGCGTTCTTACATGGTACAAGAAATTACTTTCTGTGCGAAAGCACCGACAGGTAATGGTGTCATTTTAGACGTTACTGCGTAACACTTTTAACCCCCTGCTGACATAGAGGGGGTTATATTTTATAAGGAGATTAATATGCCATACGGACCGGGAACATAC